AAAAATACCGATTACAAGTGCAAATGTCTGGAATGAATCTGATTATGTAAAACCAGAACTATTAAAAGAAAAGTATGGATATAAAGTATTTACATTGTATAGAAGAGATATTAAAGCATGGTATGTATCATTAGAATTAGCATTCGTTGCTGGAATTAAATCTTTTCATGCGTTTGATGATTCAAGTGCAGACTATATACTTAATAAGAGAAAAACTTTGGTTGGTAGACTTGAAATAGTAAGAAAAAACATAGAAGATTTTAAAGCTTCTGTAGCAAGATACATAACTAATTCAATACCAGTTACAGATGGTTGGATTGCATATGAAGACCTAGTTAGTAATCCACAGTCCATTATTGAAGCTGTAGGATTAGATACAACCAAAAAAGTCAATATGGATAGATTAGTTACAAGGAAAATACCACAACCAGTAGACAACATAAACAAATATTATGAAGACCCTAATGAGTTTGACAGGGTGTGGAGTGAAATATGGACGAACACGAAAAATTAGAAGGACTAGAAGAAGAAAGAAAAAGTGAATTTCATCAATTCATTGGTCTTTATAAAAATTGGTTTAAACCAGAAAATGTTCAACAGTTTTTAGATTACTATGAATATGTAGAAAGTATTAAAGCTACTAGTAACAGACGCCAGTCTGAGGATGCAAATTTTTTAGCAAAAGCAGATAATGCTATATCTATAGGTTATTCTCAGGGCCATCCCACTAACGAACTTTGGGGAGACCATAGTTTTAATCCATTTTTAAAATACATCAATGGTAGTCTTTTAGAAAATTATAACATGATGTTTCCAGGCTTCGGAAGACCACAATCACTTTCTTGTAAAATCCAAAAAACTCTTCCAGGCGAAGGGTATCACATATGGCATTGTGAAACTGATGCTGAAGAACCTCGTAGAGTCCTTGCATGGACATTGTTTTTAAATGATGTAGAAGATGGTGGAGAGTTAGAATTTTTACACCAAAAGAAAAGATATAAACCTAAAGCTGGAGATTTTTTAATTTGGCCTGCAGCCTTTACACATATGCATAGAGGTAATCCACCACTGAGTAATATAAAGTATATTGCTACTGGTTGGTATGAGTGGATTGACCACAAACATGTTTTTCCATTTCCAACAGACGACTAATAATGAAACTATTACATAAAGACCATCCACTATTAAGAACTAAAACTAAATTTTTTGATTTTGATAAACCACTTAAAGACCCTATTGAATTAAGAAATGAATTAATAGATGAAATGTTTGATAATGGTGGTATAGGATTATCTGCAAATCAAGTTGGTTATGACTGTTCAGTATTTGTAATGAAAGGACAAAATAAAGAACAATCTATGTTTATTGCAAACCCAGAGATATTAGAAGTATCAGAAGATACTGTATTAATGGAAGAAGGATGTCTTACACCAGGCTGTGATGGAATTTTTGCATCTATATCAAGACCTAGTTGGGTTCGTGCAAGATGGCAAGATGAACATGGAGAATTAAAAGAATTAGAATTTAGTGGAATGACATGTAGATGTTTTCAACATGAGTATGACCACTTACAGGGTATTCTGTTTATAGATTATCTTTCTAGATTAAAATTAGAAAGAGCAATGAAAAAGAAACAGAAAAGAGAAAAGCAATATGCAAGAGCAAGAGAACAGTTTATACAATTTGCCAGAGAACATCATCGCAACAATCCCAAATTGCCTGACGAAGGAACAGTGCCAGAAACTGATAAAGTATCACAAGATTAATTTTAATCTAGTTACACACGATGATGCAGCTGAACAATACAATGGTCGTAGGATTCCTATGGTCAGTATTCGTAACCTAGAAGTCAAAAGAATCATGGCAGAGTATCAATACAAAGCCATATCAGAAATTTGGAAAGTCTATGGAAAAAGGGCATACCCAGAACAATCCGAACTTATGTGGTGGCCCGCTGGTAAAGAACAAGCAATGCATATTGATGTTATGGCAAAACCACTTTACGAAATTCCAATAGAAGCAAGAAAAGGAACTCCTTTAGAGTTTATGGATAACGAAGAAGATGTTATCAATGTAGTTCCTTATACTGATTTTGCATCTATCTTGTATCTTAATGATGACTTTGAGGGGGGTGAAACATATTTTGAAGATGGAAATATATGTAAACCAGAAACAGGGACATGTGTAATCTTTGAAAGTATGAAACACTTTCATGGTGTTCATCCAGCAAATGTTGATGAAAAAGGTTCAGATAGAATGACAGCACCTATTTGGTATACAACTCAAGCAGAAGAAATGGAACTCCAATCTCATGGTACGCAAGGTACTAATGGAGAGGGTGGATGGAGAGACTTAATTGCAAACCCAGACCCATCAACAACCAATACTACGCCATCATCTGAACCAGTCAGAAATTGGTGGGCAAATTACTTCAATATATCTAAGATTGACTCATAGGTACATAATTTCGTATAATACTCTTGTCGTGTGATTGAACTCCTCGTTGTGTTGGTAGGTTGGTTGAGAGGAGAAAGAACGAAGTGAGGATATCGTTTAAAATCTGTGAAATGACAAGACTCCAGCAGATATCCCCATAGTTCGAAATGATTCCATGAAATCCATTAGTAGTGGTGGGATTGGACGAAAACGAAGTCACATTATGGTCACTGCCTATTGACCTTGATAAAATTCTGGTGAGGCCAGACTTGAAGGACTCGGTGATAGAATAGGGTGTTACCCTAGAACAAATGGAGATAATTCTACTAAATATAAGTTCTCATAGCTCAACAGGAGAGAGCATCGGTCTTCTAAACCGAGGGTTGTAGGTTCGAGTCCTACTGGGAACACCAATTGAGGTCTCTTAGTTCATCGGTGAGAACACTGCCTTGTCACGGCAGAGAGAGGAGTTCGATTCTCCTAGAGACCGCCACTTGCACTATGGGTACACTTTTTAGTATAATACTTAAATGAGGTCAAATACAGAAACACTTAGAACACAGAAGGACTCCCTTGCAAGGTTACTTGCAACTGAGGATTTAGTAATAGAACACAAAAGAGTCCCTACTGCATACTTCGAACCAGACACTAGAAAACTGGTTTGTCCTATACTTAAGGATGATATGTCTAATCAACTTTATGACTTGTTTATGGGTCACGAAGTTGGACATGCACTTATTACTCCAGCTGATGGATGGCATGATGCAGTATGTGACAAAGGTGCAACTTACAAAGGATATCTTAATGTCTTAGAAGATATCAGAATCGAAAAACATATCAAAAACAAATATGCTGGTCTTAGAAGAATCTTCTATGATGCATATAAAGAATTACATGTCGACCTTGATTTCTTTGGGGTCAAAAACTATGATGTAAACAAACTTGCATTCATAGATAGAATCAATCTTTATTTCAAAATTGGTCATAAACTTATGGTTGACTTCTCTCCAGAGGAGTTAAAACTTGTAACTATGATGGATACCAAAATGGATACTTGGGAAAAAGTAGTCAAGATGGCAGACTATCTTTATGAGTTATCTAAGTTAGAAGATTTACAACCACAAACAGATACTTCTGCACAGAGTGTAGAAACCTCAGAAGGTGATGGTGATACAATGCCTCAAGACTTCGATGAAAAAGAAGAACAAGAAGGTGATGTAGAAGAATCATTAGGTGGTAACCAAGAATCAGATGAAGAGTCAGATGAAGAAGGTGAAGGTGAGAAGGGTCAACAAGGTGATGATTCAGAAGAAGATGGTGACGAAGAGTCAGACGAAGAAACCACTGGTGAAGGTGATGTAGAGGCAGAAAAGTCTAGAGCATTAAAAGGTGGTGAGTTTGGTGAAGAGGGTGGTAAAAGTGGTAATGTACCAACTGATAATGCAAATGAATCTGTTACTGATAAAAATTTCAGAAACAACGAAGACAAACTTCACAAAACAGTAGAAAGATGGGATACAGAACCACAATACATGGACTTCAACTCTAAAGATTTCCAAGCAAAAGATTGTACTATTGGTTACAAACAAATAATTAGTGATATCACTAACTCATTTACTGCTCATAGAAAAGACTATCCAGAGCACTATGATACTATTGCAAACTCTAGAGAATACACTCAGAAGTTCTTTGACCACAACAAGAATGTCATTAATTACATGGCAAAAGAATTTGATATGAGAAAAGCTGCAGATGCTTACAAAAAGTCAATGTCTGCAAAAACTGGTGAAATTGATATGTCAAAAATCCACCAGTACTTACT